CTCTTCAAGACGTCCTACACAATTCCTTTTAACTTTTTTGAGAGTTTATAATTATGTCACACATCTCTGCTATTACAGCGGCAATGTTTACTGACCTCGCATTGTGCACTACGCCTATTCTAGGCGATGTGACGATGGAGGATATTGAAAGAGAGGCTGGTATTGGAAACAAGCTCGATTACTTCGACGCCGGTTTCGCTACTGAAAACAAAGCCGGTTCCACTTTAGCGATTGATAAGACCGCATTATTGGCCCCGATCGATGTTGCCAGTACACAAGCTCTCTTTAATAACTTCGTTAGAATTACGAACGTTAAAGAGTTCCCTGCCATCGGTACTCCCGCTAACATCACCAAAGTTCCTGAATATGGCTCTAAGACCTCTAAACAAGTAAATGGCCAAGCAGACTTGAACAATATGGAGCTGACGCTTAACTACGTCGCACGCGATTGGGCAGGTGGTGTTATTCACAAGGGTGACGGTACCGGTGCGGCTCTTACTGCCGATGTCGCTCCAGTCCCCGCTGTAGGCGACGGAAAGGTCTACCTATTCAGATTCGCATTGCTGGATACAGATCCCACAAAGGCGACAACTACAGGTACTAAAGGATACCACAACGGTGATGATAACCTGGCTGGCACAGGTGACTCAGAAGGCTTGGCTGCTATTGGGAACTCGATCTACTATTTCCTTGGCAAAATCGAGGCAATTGAGGTCACTCCTTCTTTGACAGATGCAGTTACCGCCAAACTAACCATTGCCATTCAATCAAAAATCTCAGGCGCTTGGACGCAAGGAGCTTAACCATGTCTCATATTCAGTCAATTAGTGCGGCGATGTTTACAGACTTATCAGTCAGTAATCAAGCGGCAAATACCCACAAGACGCTTGCTGACCTGCCGGATAGCGATGCTACTGCCTTGGCAGGCCTCTTCGGTACAGCTGGCGGTGTGGAAGGGACAGACTTTACCCGTTTCAGAAACGTTAAAGAGTTTCCTGCCATCGGTACCCCTGCCAACATCGTGAAGGTGCCTGTTTATGGTCAAAAAACCTCGAAACAGGTAAATGGCCAAGCAGACCTGAACAATATGGAGCTGACTGTCAACTTCATTCCTGGTAACTGGGCAGACAACAAGCTTAATGGCTCCAATGTCATCGTTGGTGACAATACTGTGCGTCTGTTCAGATTCATGCTAAGCGCTGATGCAATTACCAACTTCAAGAATGGCTCGCTCGCAGTGGAAAACTCTGCCTATTATTTCTTGGGTAAAGTCGAAGCGATTGAAGTGACCCCGTCTTTGACAGATGCAATGACAGCGAAAGTCACGATCTCAGTACAATCTGAAATTCGTGGTGCGTACACTACGGCCTAAGAGTTTTACAATGACTGAGCTCGGAAAGCGAAAACTTCCACAGCTCAATACGCAGAAGGTACTCGATTTAACCGTTGGGTACCTCCTTCGCAATGTGGATTTTAGTATTAACAAAACAATTGCACGTGTAGAAGAATACGCTGGTAATGCAGAAATGTCTGCTCGCGTACTGCACACACTATCTATTTTACATCAATTACGTGGCCTCATTAACGAGTTCCACCAATCTTATAAAGGGTAATATCATGACAACTTCAACAACAAACACAACCGCAGCAACAGGTATCAAAGGCTTAGTAGGTCAACGCATGAGCAAAGACGCTAAGTTTGTGGGAACTAACGTCAAGATCTCTAAACTTAGCGTCGACGAAGTAATGGCGATCCAGGCTCAAGCCCGTGATTTGGAAAAGAACAAAGATAATGGCGGCGAAGATAATGGTGGTTTAGAGCTTTTGAAATTAGTCATTCGTTCTGCTACAGAAGGCGGCCAAGATCTTTCTGACGAAGATTTCGGTACATTCCCGATGGACGAATTGTCTAAATTGTCGAATGAGATCATGAAGTTCTCAGGCATGGGCGTTGAAGCGGGAAAGTAGTCCTCGGCCCAGAAGATCTGCCAATCTACGAAGTGGCCTACCATCTGCACATGCCAGTCTACAGATTACGATCAGAAATGTCGTATGAGGAATTTCTCGGATGGTTGTCATATTTCGAGCAGAGACCCGTAGAGTGGCGAGCGGATGACAGAGCTTCAAAATTGTTACAAGCCCAGGGTGTTAAAGAAAAACCTTGGGCGCTGTTTCATTCACTCAATGCGATTTATAATCCTCCCAAACCTGAAATGGAAGAGGGTCAGATTTCTTTAAAGGGTTCTGGAGTATTGGCGCAATTGCTCACCGCAACAGGTGGACATGTCTTGGGGATGTAAATGGATATTTCAAAAATGCTCGCAGACGCGGTTGCTGTAGAGAAAACGAGAGTTATGGACTCGTTGGTGCAAGAGTTAAAAGACGCTACACCAGTCGATACAGGTAATGCAAGAGACGGTTGGCATCTGGAAGGGAGCAAGATAGTTAATGACGTAGATTATATCTCCGATCTTAATTCTGGCTCCGATGCGACTGACTCATTACACTTTGTCGAAAGGACTGTTCTAAGCCATGAAGGCGTAACACCCAACGGCG